TATACATCTATATCACCTTTATTATAAAACCTAGTCTTAGAATGAGATCCACACCTAAGATCAAACCTCCAGCTCCTTCTAGCTTTCTCTATTTGCTTTTGTGTTTTGACTTGGCACTTGTAAAGAGTTTGGCCAACCTCAAAGATGATATCGGCTTTAGAACCATGTGGCATAACAGTAACAGTATCAGAAAGGGTAGAAAGCACCGAGGCTACTAAGTATTCTCCAGATCGGCCAACTCTTTCTGATTGGCGCGCCATGTGGTTATTTTAACAATCTATTTAATTCTTCTTGTCTTTTTCTTTCCACTTCACTTCTTGTGGGAACAGAACTAATAACTGGCGTAGCTGCTCGTAATGTCGGATCTGCGCTAGTAAGGATACCTGTAACAGGCGATCTTCCTAATGGTCTACTCATAGCGGCCTCAGAAATTAATGCAGGCGGTACTAATTTGGCAGCTTTTAATGGGTTAACTATAATATCTTGCGCAAGTAATCTTGAGGCGGTTGCTGAATCTGGAAATTGTTGACCTAAAACTTTTTGTGCTAATTCTGCTGTTTGTTGCAATGGTGCTTGCCCTTTTGTAATGCTTGTTTTTCTTTTGCTTGTGTCTGCTTTTTTTATTGCTCGCAATAATTGTGCTGGTGTGAAAACACCTTCTTGTACTACCGCAGCTTGCATAGCATCATTTATTGGTACTATGTTTCTATATACAGCATTAACATTTTTTAAGTCAACTGCATTTATATTTTGTATGTCTATTTCGTCCTCTAAAACTTTTTTTACCTCAGCCAATGTGTCCCCGATCTCGCCTTCAAATCCACCAGACTTTCTGAATCTTTCACTTTTAGTTCGTAAATCTGTTTGTGCTTTTTTCAAGTCTCTACCCGACATTTTGCTGTCTTTAATTCTGCTTAATAGAGTTTTGTCAACTATTTTCAATACTCTATCTTGCTCTTCAGCGTTTAATACACTATCTTCTAATACATTTAATATTTTATTTTCTAAATTAGATGTATTTTTTAGCGACAACTTTCCTAAAACTTTTTCATATTCTTGGTTAACTACATCATTTACATACTCAAAACTTTCTCTGGGCGATAAATTTTTAGGTATTTTTATTTTTAGTGGTGTTACAGCTTCTTCTAACAATGCTCGGTTTGTCAAAATTAAGGTTTCTAACCTTCTTGCTTGGATAGGAGCGCCTGCACCTGGGTATGAAGTTGACAAATCTTCTAATGCAGAAACAAGATTCGATCCTATACTTCCAGAATCTCTTAAAGATTGTCCAGGTGTTAATGGTATGCCTTTTTTCTGTAATTCTATAGCTTGTTTGGATTTTCTCGGTAATATTTTTTGTGATGCAGCTGACAAACCGCCACCAATTGCAGCACCTGTTGCTGCACCCTTTATTCTACTCTCTGCATCTTCACCTACTCCTGCTCCATATAAACCACCGCCAATAGCACCAGTTTTCGTAACTCCAGTCAACCCCAATCTAGCTAAACCAGCTCCTCCTAAAAACATAGATGGTACTGATCCAAGTATTTCTGTCCCGTATGCAGCTGCTGGCGCTTCTTCTCTAAATTGTTCTAATTCTGTTCTTATTTCGCTTAGTGCATCATCATAATTTACGTCTTTTTGTAATGATCTTGCAAAAGCCTCTACCTCGTCTGCAAATCCAAATAACAGACCCTGACCTAACGATCTTGATATACCAACACCTACATTGGTTGCTGCTTTTTTTCTATAATCAATTGGTTTTGGCGCTGGCATTACAATGCTCCTTTAATATCTGCTTCGCTTAAAACTCTAAATTGTCCTGATATAGCATCGTAGACAAAATCACCTTTTTTTAATTTACCTGCTCTGACTTTTTTATCAAAATCATCATCGGATGTAAAAGTTTCATATATTGGTCCTAGTTGATTATCAGCAAATTCACCAAAACCTAATAGGTTGCCGTTGTTTTTTAAATATTTGTCCATTTCAAACAATCTTTTCTTGTTATATTTTGCTATTGCTTGCAAACCACCAACAAGTGTTTTATTTCCTTCTACTGTATTACCTAGATTAGGTACAGATGACTTAAATAATTCTATTTCTCTATCAGAAGTTGATCCTGAACCAGCTACACGCATTCTAGGTATAATGTAATTTGTTGTTGCTTGAAATAACTCTTGTTGACTCAGTTTATCCAATTCGTTTTGAGGTAATATATTTAATCCAGCGGCAATTTTTTTGAATGGTATTTTTATTTCTTCTATGACACCTGTTTTAACAGGATCTGCGCCTTCTAATTGTTTTGCTAGAATATCTAATCTATTTTCTATGTCTGAATACCCTTCTACTGTCTCTGCAGCTTGTTGTTGTGTTTTAAAACCAGCTTTTGCAGCTTCTTGCTCAAAAACTTTTTGTCCTTGATCTATAGTTACAAGTGGAGCTTTTTTTTCTTTCATGTAATCCATAAAAGTACCTTCATAGCCTTGTTTCACTGCTAATTTATAATTTTCTTGGTCTGCTGTTAGTTTTTTTTCTTTACCAATACCTGACGCAATTAACCCAGCACCTTTTTCTGGACCAACTACTCTTGCTAATTCAACTAATGTAGGATTTACAGATCCCTCTAGATTTCCAAGAGCCTTCTGCCAATTTTCTTTCATTTCTTTTTCTCTTTTCTTGGCATCTTGTATGTTTTGCAACTGCATAGTATTTTCAACAAAATTTTTATCGCCACGCAATGCGCCTCCTAAAGCATAAAGCATAGAACCTAATTGTTGGTTTTTATTACCAATCGTTGGCTTCTGCGTAGGAGGAGTTATTGGTGTAATAGTCGAAGGCAAGTTTAGTTGTGGTTGTGATTGAACCAAACCAAATGGGTTTTTAAAATCTAATACCATTTATAAAACTCCGTAATTAACCATGTAATAACCATTAGCATTTTTAGTTACTGCTTCTGGCATATACTTCATAATTTCTTGCGCTATCACACCTGTTGTTGGATCGGTAATACCAAGCTTTTTAGCTTTATCATTCCAGTCCCATGTGTATAAGTTGTGTCCGTTTTCTGATTTGCCTATTGGTTTTATATTGTCTTTTAGTTCTTCATCAGATAAAAAATACATACCAGCAAGCTGTGCAGCTGTTCCTAAAATATCACCAGACCCAGTTTTTTGTTGCCCAGTTGTTGTTTGTGAAATGAGCGGTGTACCCATACCAGCTTGTAATAAACCAATTTGTTGCTGTGGATATGCCAACGCTCTTTGGAACTCGCCTCTTTGCGCTTCGATACCTCTTTGTTGTAGTTGTTGCTGCTGCGCACCCGCTTGCCCTAGCAACCCTAATCCTTGTAACTGACCAGTCTGCAAACCACCTAGCAAGCCTGCTTGTTGTTGCCTTGCTTGTAATTCAAACTGTGGTGCAAACATAGCCATTTGTTGTTGCCTTGCCACATCACGCTCCGCCGCCGCTTGCGCCTGCTCAAAGCCAGACTGCCTTAAACCAGCAGCTGTTCTTGCCATCTGCTCTGCGTAAGGTCGTTGCGACTCAGACTCTAATAATGCTGATCTTGAACCACCAAATGCGCCTGCTCTTATCGCACGCTCCTGCGCACCGCCTCGCGCTATATCAGCTTGCTTTTGTATATCCTGCATTGCAAGATCTATAACTTGTTGCTGATAAGGTGATTGATATGCGCTGATGTCTTGACCAAGTAAAGATGCAGCTTGACCAGTCATAGGTCTTTGTTCTTGTGCTAATCCTTGTAAAGCTTTTGTTGGGTCATAACCCATACCAGTTTCAAATAGTCCTCTAGTCGCCTGAAACTGTCGTAGTTGATCTGGGTTGAATCCAGCTACCATTGGGCCTGTGTAAGGTATAAACGGCTGTTGAGCCATTCCTCTAGCTGCGCCAAATAATTCTTTAAACTGTGCTTCTTGGAAAGCTGGTAAGCTTGCTTGTTGAACTGTTGTGGTTTTTCCTTTACTCATAAGTCTTTTCTAATTAAATATTCTGTTTCAAATCCTAAATGCTTTAGTTTTCTTGTCCATCCTTTTCTACCGCCACCATACAATCTTTTGATGCCAGCTTTTTTTGCGAAGGCTTCTATGGATGGTAGCATTGCTTCTAGCTCTTTATAATCACCACCACAAAATAAAAGATTCATCGCTTTAACCTGTGGATATATTACAAATTCTGTTATGTATGCAGACTTTTTGCCTGGCCATAAATGAAATATACCTTGTCTTATTTTATCCTCTATGTCGTCAATTGTATAGGAATCTTGATGTTTTACAGCTTTTGCTATATAGGGTTTGCACCTATCCCATTCAACTTCCCAAGGTTCTTTTTTAACTTGTTGTATGTCAACTACTTTATTAGTCGCCTTTTGCATATTCTACGATACTCATAATTACACTTAATTTGTTTGCATGAGAAGCTGTGCAATTTATAATTTCTCCAGCTGTTAATATCAAACTTCTAGTTAATAATTCAGTTGTTGCGTGTGCGCTTATATTAAATTGCGACCATAATGTATGCACTACTGAATCATCACTTGTCATAGTAAGAGTAAAGTTTGTTTGTTGACCGCCATCTTCTGTTACCAAAATTGATTCAATAATAGCAAAATCAAAATCATCACCAGTAGGTGCTGTATATATTAAAGTTGGATTTGTTGTAGTTAAACTAACAGTAGCATTAGTTGCCCTTTGTATATATTGTCTTTGTGAGGATAAATCCATTATCTTCTACCTCTTTGTCTTAGGTTTAATCTTATATTACCAACTTGAAAATCTTGTGTGGTTGTACCTGTTACAGTCATTTGTACTTGTCTTGCTGTAAACCTTGCATCAGTATAACCATCGTTTTCAAAAGTAAATGAACCAAAGTCAGTCTCTGCGCCTAGCGGTGTAAACTTGCCTTTAAAACTTATCGTTACACCTGGTAATGTATTAGCTTCTTCATCTGGAATGATCTGATTACATTGCACATAGTTATCGCCGTTTCCTAATTCTATTGGACCACTAGTACAAAAAGGTACATCAGAGTCTAAGTTAGGTGAGTTAGATAATGAGGTTGATTCATGTTCGTAAATAAAACCAAGTGAATCACCTGCAATTGGATAGTCAAAAGCACCTTGGTCAATCCAACAGCCTCTATCTAATGATCCAATAGACCAAGTGTTTTCTCTGTAGTTCCAAATGATATATTTGTTAGGTCTGTACTGGCTTGTGCCTACTGGGAATCCCCACCATATCTCGTTAAAGTTTGAGTTGTGTCCACCCCATGATGCGTTTCTACCTGGAACATTTAAGTTGTCATATACAAAATCATGTACTTCACATGGTATTTCTCTTACAACACCATCATAAACAAAGTAAGCATTTTCACCCATCCATGCTAGGAAGTTACCTGTTTGTACTACTGATCTTCTACTTACTGCTTTACAGTTAGAACCAGCTGCTGCTATACCATAAACAAAAGGTGAGCCAACATAGCTCATTCTATCTATACCAGTATCACTAAATATGATGACATCGTTTTGATATTTAACACCTAGTAATGCCCTACCGCCTGTAGGTATTTGTAAGTCACCTGCTGTGTTTCTAGCTGTGGATGTCCAGTTGGTATTATCTTCTCTATCACTCCATGCGACTTTCCTAGGATCTCCGCCTGCACCAATAGCAACTAAATGCCTTTCGTTAGTTACTAATATAGCTTGGTTATCAATAGGTGCATTGCTTACTACTGTGCCGATAGTGTCAGGTGATCCACCTGCTGAGTCTGGTCGCCATTGATAGATTTTGCCGTCACCAGAAAAACAAAAGATTAAGTGTTCACCCCAGTTGTCAAAGGAGAAATGACCCTGTTGTAATGGTAAACCTGATTGTGATCTAGCATCACCATAATCTTCTACACCCCAATGGTATGCACCATAACCTAATGGATCAGCTGTAACATCGTTTACAAATCCTGATGGTGTTATATCGGTCCAGGTGTTGTCGTAAAGCACATAGATCTTTTGTCTAGTACCAACTGCTAATACAGAATTACCAGCATTATCTTTATAGGCGTACATGCCAATAGGCTCGCCATCTAATGCTGTAGCTCTTAGTTTAGACCAACCGCCTATAGGTTTAAGAAAACCATTTTCAAAACGCACTAAATTGCCGTCAACCCAACGACCTTTATTAGCATAGTCAGTTCCATTTTTGACTATCCCAGCTGGCGGAGTTACAGGCAACAGGGCCATGATTAACCTATAGTCTTAGTAACGCTTGTTGGTGTGATGATTTCAGCTATCTTTGCATCTAATGCTGCTTTCTTTTCTGCAACATCATCAGCTCCGAAAACTCCTTCAACCCAGCCTTGTACGTCAGAAGCTGTCAAATCTGCAAAAGCTGTAAAGCTTGAGAGGTCTGAAGTATCTAAACCACAAGTCCCGTATGAAGTAGCAGTAATGTTGTTGCCATCAGCATCCTGATTAGCATCATCTTCTGCTGTTAATCTCCAATGCACGTTATAAACAACGTCTGCATTACCATCTAGTGTTGGGTATGTATCAACTGTTGAAACGTCCCAAGTATATCCAATTGCCATATTATTCTCCTTTAAGTAAGTTAATTTCAGATTGTAAGGCTTCAATCTGTGTTTGTTGTTCTTTTACAGCCTTTACAAGATGTACTACAAGTTTACTGTAATCCATTTGATAATGTTCTTCTTCAGAACCTGATACTGCATTTGGTACTATCTCTTGTACTTCTTGGGCTATAAGACCTTCGTCAGCTTTACCATCTGCTTTCCAGTTATATGCAACTGGGTTGAGTTCGTTGATAACTTCTAAACCTCTAGCTTCGCCTGTAACGTCTTTTAGTCTTGCATCTGATGAGGTGTTATATGTGGTTGCAGTAGTAGATGTGACAATAGAGCCAACAGTACCACCACCATTTAAAAAACTTGCCATAGTTCTGGTTGAACCTGATGCTCTAGCTATAGTTATATTTCCTGAAGAACTGGCTGCAAAACTATCATCTTGTCCACTACTTGTGCCACCAACCAATAGATTACCTGATGAGTCTATCCTTGCTGTTTCACTTCCGCCACTATTAAAAATTAATTGTGCAGAAGATTTTAAAGTGGTATTTGTTCCATCATGCTCTAGTTGACCATAAGCACTAGCAGAATTACCTAATCTTGTAACTCTAACAACACCGCCACCAGACGCATCAACATGAAGCGGTTGACTTGGACTATCAGTTCCAATTCCAACGTTGCCTGATGAGTCTATGACTGCTTTGGTAGAGCCACTTCTTTGTATTTCAAAGTTACCTGCACCAGTGGCATTTAAAAATGTTTTTCTATCCGAACCTAAAGAGTCTGAACGTCTTACAGCTAATTGAATTGCTGTGTCACCTGACTCACCTTCGTTACTGTGAAAAGATGCTATAGTTGTAGTTACCCCATCAGCAGATTGTGCATCAACAGTTAGCTTTTCACTTGGACTACTCGTTCCAATTCCAACGTTTCCTGATGAGTCTATACGCATGGATTCAGACCAAGTTGTAGAATTTTGACGTGTACCGAAAACTAAATGAACACCGCCGCCAGAATCAATGGAATTGACTTTCCAGCCATAACCTGAGCCAAATGAAGACGTAGTAAATTCAAGACCACCTATAGATGATAAAGCGGTGCTTGAATCTTCTAATTTAATTCTACCTTGTCCTGTTGCGTTTGTTGCACTAATATCGCCAATTTGTAAGCTAGTATCAGGACTACTCGTTCCAATTCCAACATTGCCTGAAGAGTCTATTCTCATGGCTTCATCTTGGTCTACAAAAAATTGCATACTAGAACTAGCTTGAGTATTACCAGCATCAGCTCTTAGTTGCAAAATTCCGTTAGCACTAACAAACTGTGAATATGTTGTAGGAGATGAAGTATCAGTCAAACGGAAATTACAAGTACCATTTTCACTAACTTCAAGATTTACACCAGGATTATTAGTGCCAATACCAACGTTGCCTGTTGAGTCTATGGTCATAAACTCTGTTGCAGCAGCAGTTCCTACAAATCCTGAAAACTTACCTGTGCTTCTATTGTATTGCCATTTAGCTATTCCACCTGTTGATTCAGTATTTCCAAATGATAGTGTAGATGTAGTTCCGCTTACAGATTGTTTTACAAAATCATCTGCTCCATCATCTGAAACTAAAGTAGCTCCTGTAACTTCAAGTTTAGCACCAGGATTACTCGTTCCAATTCCAACGTTGTCGTTGGAGTCTAAGAAAGTTACTGCGGCTGTTGTACTTGACGAATTAAAGAATCCTAAATCACCGCTTGAATTAACACCTAGTTGCCAACTTTCGTCAGTACCTGCACCCGCAGTACCATTTTCAACAATAGATATAGCGTGTCCTGACGAAGTAGTCCTAATTCCCATATTTCCCGATGTAGCAATAGTCGAATGATTACCAATGGTTAAAAGCTGTTGAGGACTAGTTGTTCCAATACCAAGCGATTCAGCACTAGCATCCCAAAATAAAGCTTGGGTAGTTCCTGTGTCTTCGTAAAAGGATATGTCACCTAAACCACTTATTTTTAATCTTTCTTTTGTAGCTCCTGTATTATCTTCACCAGTTTGAAAAGATAATATACTTCTTAAATTACCTCCTTCTCTAGCAGATACAATCCTAGCGTTTACATCATATACAGGATTAAATACTAAATTAGCTTCTACATCGGAAGTAGTTCCAGTTCCTTCTAAAGTTGCAATATCCCCTGCTGCTTTTGAAACAGTCAACCCATCAAAGGTTGGAGTTCCTGCAACGTCTAAACCTGTAAGCGTACCAACACTTGTAATATTAGGTTGAGCTGCTGTAGCTAATGTGCCTGTAATATTTCCTGAAGATTGGATAGTACCTGTAATATTAATGTTACCAGTACCTGTAATGTCACTTGAACTTAAACTTATATCAGTACCACCTGTAGTGTTACCATTAGCAAGAACTTCAGCAAGTGAATCTGCTGTAGCAACTTGTGCATCTACATAAGCTTTGATGGATTCTGATGTTGCAACTGTTGTAGCTGATGCTGTACCAAATGTATCGTCATCAATAAAGTTTGCAATATTAATACTGCCATCTGATAAAGTACCAAAAGTAACTGTGCCTGTTGTTGTAATAGCTGATGAGCCATTATCTATAGATCCAAAACCTGATGTGATTGATCCACCATCTAATGCACCAACACTTGTTATGTTTGTTTGTGCTGCTGTAGATAAAGTACCTACAATTGAAGTATTAGCTGTAAGGGTTGTAAATGTACCCGCAGCTGGTGTTGTGCCACCAATAACAGAGCTATCAATAACTGCGCCATCTAGGTTCATAGCTACTGATGTACCAGTAGCGCTAAATAAACCATCAACTGTATCAAGGTCAGCGTTTAGCTTTGTTCCCCAAGTATCAGTAGATGCTCCTACTTCTGGTTTTGTTAAGTTAAGGTTAGTTGTAAATGTATCTGCCATAAAATTTTATCCTTTAAGCTGCGTCTTGTTCGCTTAATTCATTCCAAGTAGTAGATGGATTAGATTGATCTGACCATGTTGTACTTGTTTGTAAATCTGTCCATGATGTGTCTGGATTCGCTTGGTTTGTCCAGGTATCTGCTATTATATCTTGTTCTGTCCATGTGTCATCAGGAACAATTATATCTTCCCATTTTAGACCACCAATTGCATTAAATCCACTTGTTTGTGTAATTGTAGATGAGGCTCTATCTATCTGATGACCGATAGCATCAAAGCCACTAACGCCTTGTATGTCAACAACACCTTTGACTGTGAATCTACCAGTAGCAGTCATTCCTGATACTGCTGGCCCAAATACAACACCTCGGTCTATTTGATGACCAGTTGCTGTCATTGCACTTGTAGAACTTATAGTTGATGCGCCAAGTGCTATTCTGACACCAACAGATGTTGCACTAGATGTAGCAACAATAGTTGCTGATCCTAAATCTATTTGTATGCCAACTGCTGTTACGCTAGAGGTTGCAGATATGGTCGCTTGACCTCTATCTATCTGTCTACCAGTTGCGGTAGCTCCTGATGTTGCAGATATAGTGGCTTCACCAATTTGGAAAACAGGTGTCCCAAAATGAGACTTCCCATATCCACCATATCCGTAGCCTACTGAGGCCATGTTGTTATGCTAATGTTATATCTAAATCGCCAGCGTCAAATCTGAATACGTCACCTGAGCTTACAGTTTTAGAAGTTGTTAAGTTTGCGTAAGCTAATAGATTGCCACTTGATGAGGCATCTAAAATACCAACTGCTACTACTGTACCATAATCAGCTGTTGCTGTTGGGTATTCAATTGCAGCTGAGTTAGTAGCTGTTGTTGGGTTTGTACCAGATACAGTAAATGCTCCTGATTGTCTTGCGTATGCTCCGCCTGATACTTCAGTACCTCCACCTGTATCAGTAGGTGCTACAGTATATAAAGCAACATATAATGTTCCTGGTGCTGTATAAGCATTACCACCAAATACATGGTCTAATACTTTGTCCTCTAAATAATCACTAAATCCAGCCATATTGTCTCCTAATTATTATTCCAATAATATATTTTTTTACCAGACTTGCCATAAGTTCTTCTTCTTTGCATTAGAGAGCCTTTGCCAAATTCTGCTTTCTCTTGTTCCATTCTCATTTCTTCTAATGCTTTTTCAAATTGTGCTGTAAATAAAGGCACTCTTTCATCTTCCATTAGATAGATAGAAGCATGTTTTAAAGCACCATATAGATAAGCATCTGGATATCCTGTGGATATAAAGTTTGTAGTATTAGAACTACTGAGTGCATCTATAGTGCCGTAGTATGTTAATTGTAATGTATAACTTGAGTCAGGTGTAGGTGCTAACTCTAATGAGTTATCTACAATTGCATAATATATTGGTTGACCAGATACATTATTATTAGCTTTTCTATAAACATCTAACGATTCTATTGATTGTTGGAATAATGGTCTAAAGTCATTTGATGTAATTTCTATGTTTATAGCTTCTAACCAATCAGTTGGTAGGCTCATATATTGACCATCAGCTGTAGCAGTAGCACGCTTTATCATGTCTTTGTTTCTTAATCTTCTATTAAATTCTGCTTCAGTTGCATCAATAAAAAAATCAAGTTGATCTGTTAAATCTGATCTATTTAAGAAATTAGCTATATTAGTTTTTAATTCATCGTATGTCATACTTTACCTTTCCATGTTCTGAATGGTTTATTATCTGAATGGTTTAACCATTTCTTCCATTGTGCTGAGTCTTGCGCCCATCCTTCTCGGACTGCTCTTTGATATACAACCATTGGTATTTCAGCTACATGTCTGAAATCTTTACCAGGTTTATATTCAGACAAGTTTTTAACATAGTCTAAAGTAGGCTGTATGTTTTGTTGTGTGTGATAAATAACTTTATCATCCTCTGTAGCGAATACAGATTTATAACCTTGCTTGTGATCTATTAGTGTTGTCTTAGCCATGTAGAGATTTTAGCACAAAAAAAAGGGATGCCGAAACATCCCTTCAAGGTTATTGACTAAACTTATGATACGTTTAGGTCAGCAACAACACCATGTGCAGCTTCGTTGGATACTTCTAATCCATACTCAACCACAATCATTTTTGTCTCTGCGTCACCTATTGTAGCAATATCAACAGTTTTGAAGTCTCTTAGGTAAGACACTTTAGCAAATTCTGGATCTACTAATAATAGTGATGTTTCTCTTGATCTGTTTGATGGAACAATTTTTAGTTCACCAAAGTCAGATGAGTAAACAGATACTGAAGCTTCAACTGTGTTTGCATCAACAAACTGTCTAGCTTGAGTTCTACCTGTGAAACCAGAAATAACTTGCTTATTGTGTGGACCACAAATAGCTAAGTTTGGCTCACCGCCGTTAGTAAACATAGTTTGTAGAACACCTTTTAATAAGTCCTCTGTTAAGTCTCTGTCTGTTCCGTCTACTGGAGCAGCACCGCCACCAGCACCTGAACCGCCTGAACCTCTTGATACGTTTGATGTAATCCAAGATTCAAAACCACCAGTTTTTCTAGCTGTTGTAGCATCACCAGTTGTTTTAGCGCCGTTTTGACATAGAGCTTCTTCCATATCTCTTTTTAGTGCTTTAGACATAATAGCAAGCTGATGAGCCATTTCTGATCTCTTACCAGCTGCATCTGAAGCGTCCTGCGAACCTGTTACAGTTGCATCTCTGCTTGAAATCATAGCAACATTACTTACTCTTGTTGTAGCTGTTGAAGCTGATCTTGATAGTTCAAAACCCTCTAATTGTCCAGCTGAACTTGGTGTAGGTAATACTTCTGTTTGCCAATCAAACACTACGTTCTTAATATTTCTTTTTCCAATTGACGACATGAACGGCGTTTGCATTGGAGAGATGTTGTAAATGATATTACTTAGATCTTCTCTGTCAGCAGTTGCTGAATATGTGTCAAAAGCATTAGTGACCTTCGCCATAATATACTCCTATAAAATTAAATTATTTGTTCAAATACTTTAGCCGCATCCTGAATCTTTCCAGTTTTAGCTAATTTTTGTTTTGCTTTCTTCACAGGTGCTGTCGTTTTTGGTCGGTTAGTAGTACCAGGTCTAGCAACTCTAGCTGGTGCTTTTTGTGTTGGTTTTTTCTTTGTGGCTTCAACTGTTTTAGAGTTTAACCAAGCATTTCTTAAACCAAGTAAAGCACGATAATCATAAACCTGTTCAACTTCTTGTTCTGAATACTCCAAGTTGTTGATTGCATAGTCTCGGATAGCCAACTTTTCTTTAGCAGCAATCTCAGGATTCTGCCATTCTGGGATAATCTCAAGAAGTCTTTTATTACCATATTCAACAAACTGCTGAATCTGTTGTTGCTGTTTAACTAATGCTTCTTGTTGAAGCCTTTGTTGTTCAGCGCTAACAGCTTGTAATTTTTCTTTCTTTTCATCCCAAAGTTGTTTTTCTCTGACGTAGCCTACAGGATCATCACTATATAGATTTTCCCAGTCTGGTTCGTTAGCCAGTTCGCCCTTTAATTGGGCTTCCATCTTCGGTAACAACTGCGAATAAATCGCATCTCTTTGCGCTAACTCTGCTTGCTGC